CATCAGGTTATCCGTCGGGTTCTGGCAACACCCGAAGACAAAGAAGACTGCCCGCCGTCTGGGGCTTGAGGGGATACGCTCCCTGCAAGTTCTGTGGCTCTGGTCTACCCAGTACAGGCCCGACGGCAATCTTTCCGGCATGGATTGGGAGGACATTGAGCTTGCCGCAGACTGGCAGGGTGAAGAACGGAAGTTTTTCGACACCTGCCTTGGCATGTGGGTTGATGAAACCCCGGACGGCTACGTTCTGCACGATTGGCAGGAGCATAACCCGTGGCAGTCAGAAGCGCTGGCACGTTCCGAGAAGGCCCAAAAAGCTGCTCAGGCACGCTGGGGAAAAGCAAACAATATCAACAAGCAATGCTTAACGGATGCTCAAGCAAT